ATACCGATATGCTAGCTGATATAATTCCTAGTATAAAAAAGATAACAAGTAGAATACCAGCAGCTATGCAACAAGCACAAACTGGAGTACCGGTGACACAAGCTGAAAAAATGGCCGCAGCAATAGGCGGCAGCGGAGGCAACGGTGCTACTACTGAAGAATTACTACAAACCACTAACGATCTTTTATTAGCTATGTTAGGGGTAAATACAGAGCATAAGCGTGTTGGCGAAAAACAATACAGGCATACAAGAGGTGCAGGCAATTTGATGAACGGGATTGGGTAAAGCATGAGTTGGAAAAAATATTTTACTCCGGTACAAACTGGAGATAATCCAAACGGAAGTTATAGCCCTATAAGTGGTGCTAACTCTGCTGGACGTCCAGGACCTGCAAAATCAAACTACAGTTCATATCTTCCTGATGTGTATGTTGGTAGCCCAAACAGAGTTGAACGCTACGGTCAATATAACACTATGGATATGGACAGTGAAGTTAATGCTGCTCTTGATATCCTTGCTGAGTTTTGCACACAAAAGAATAAAACCAACGGTACTAACTTTAAATTTGCATTTAATAAAAGTGCAACCAACAATGAAATTAATATTTTAGGTCAGTACCTAAAACAGTGGTGCAAACTAAATCAATTCGAAACTAGAATGTTTAGAACATTCCGTAATATATTTAAATACGGCGATGCAATATTTCTAAGAGATCCAGAAACTAAAAAACTTTATCATGTTGACCCCGCAAAGCTAACACGAATTATTGTTAACGAAAGCGAAGGTAAAGTTCCTGAGCAATACATTATTAAAGATGTAAACTTAAACTTTACTGAGATGGTTGCAACAACTCCTTTTATTACTAACGGTAATATCACAGGCGGCGGTGGTGGTGGATATACTACTGGCGGTGTTCGCGGCATGGTAGGTAACGCTCCTACACAAAGCGGATCACGATTTAATACTACTAACGGTGAAGTTGCAATTGATGCCGAACATGTGTTGCATCTTAGTTTAAGTGAAGGCTTAGACAACAATTACCCATTTGGTAATAGTTTATTGGAAACTATTTTTAAAGTATTCAAACAAAAAGAATTACTCGAAGATGCTATTATTATCTATCGTGTACAACGTGCTCCGGAACGCAGAGTATTTTATGTTGACGTAGGCAACATGCCAAGTCACCTTGCTATGCAGTTCGTTGAGCGTGTAAAAACTGAAATTCATCAAAGACGTATTCCAAGTGCTACAGGCGGCGGCACTAATGTTATTGACAGTGCCTACAATCCGTTAAGTATTAACGAAGATTACTTCTTCCCACAAACAGCAGAAGGTCGTGGATCTAAAGTTGAAACACTTCCGGGTGGTACTAACCTAGGAGAGATTGATGACCTACGATACTTTACTAATAAGCTAGTACGCGGATTACGTATCCCAAGTTCGTACTTACCAACTGGAGCAGATGATTCATCTAGCAGCTATAACGACGGCCGTGTTGGAACAGCATACATTCAAGAACTACGCTTCAATACCTACTGCGAACGCTTGCAAGGCTTAATTGTAGAAGAATTTAATCAAGAGTTCAAACGTTACTTACTTGAAAAAGGTGTAAACATCGATACTGCAATGTTTGATCTAGAGTTTGAAACACCGCAAAACTTTGCAAGCTATCGTCAAGCAGAACTTGACAATGCTCGTGTTCCAACATATACACAAATGAGTGCTATACCGTATGTTTCAAATCGCTTTGCTATGAAACGCTTCTTAGGCATGAGCGAAGAAGAGATTGCAGAAAACGAACGTTTATGGAAAGAAGAAAACGACGAAACACTTAATACTGGTGGTGAAGATGCAAGTGCAGAAATGCGTACAGCAGGTATTAGTAGTGCCGGCATTAGTGCAGACATTGATGGTGCTGAAGATATTGCCCCAGATGAAGGCGAACCAGAAATAGGTACAGAAGCAACACCTCCAGATACAGCAACAGGAGCAGCACCGGGCGCAACGGCACCGGGCGCAACGGCACAAACGATATAAATACAATATGATATTACGAGAGCTATTTTATTTTGATAAAGAAACAATCGAGCCTACTGAGGATGATCGATATGATCCTCAGTACGACGACAGTATTGTTAAAATGAACGACACACGTAAAACACGTCTTACCCTACGCCAAATCAACCGTGCAAGGAAAGCAAGTGAGCTACATACAACTGAGAAAGCTGGCGAATTAGATTTCGTTAGACAGATGTATGGAATAGCAGCACAAGCAGCCGCTGCCGGGGTATAATGGCGAAGATAGATAAAAATCTATATACTAAAGAACAATACAAAATACTTAAAGCTGCTGCAAAAGCAGATAAGTTAGTTGTTTCTAAAATAGAAAAAGTTGAATCAATGCCTATGATACAGTCAAACACTGCATTTGTATTAGGTAACGGAACTAGTAGATCATCAATATCTCCAAAAAATCTTAAAAACTTAGGTAAAGTATACGGGTGTAATGCACTTTACAGATCATTTTCTCCTGATTATCTTGTTGCAGTAGATACTAAAATGATAGTTGAGATTAATAAAGCAGGCTATCAACGTAAAAATACTGTATGGACTAATCCTAATAAGATATTTGCACGTATGGAAGGATTTAATTTCTTTCAACCTAGCAAAGGTTGGAGTAGTGGTCCAACAGCATTATGGTTAGCAAGTCAGCATGGTTATAATACTGTTTACATTCTAGGATTTGATTATAAAGGCACTAATGACGGTAATCATTTTAATAACATATATGCTGACACTGAAAATTACAAAAAAAGTAAAGATACTGCAACATATTATGGAAACTGGCTACGTCAAACTAAAACTGTAATAGAAGAAAATAAGAATATTCAGTATATACGAGTAATAGCATCTGATAATTTTATTCCAGATGAGCTAAATAAAATTGTTAATATGAAACATATTACTGTAGATACATTCAAAAAAATGTACTCTCTATCCTAAATGGCTCGTTTTGGGCCTATTATTGCACCATATTCCTTATAAGTAGTAAATACACATGACAGCCTTACCATAGGTATAACATTTATTAGGAGAATAAAAATGGCAGATCGTAACAAATTTGAAGAAATGCTTGAGCGTCTCGTAAACGAAGACCGCGCAGGTGCAGAAGAACTATTCCACGAGATTGTAGTTGAAAAATCACGTGACATTTATGAAGCACTATTAGAATCAGATCTAGAAGATGACGAAGTAGATGAAGCATCAGACGACGATGATGATGCTGTTGAAGAATCAGACGACGAAGAAGTTGATGAGTCAGAAGATGACGCAGAACTAGACGAAGACTTTAACCTAGACGAATTTGAAGTTGAAGCAGATCCAATGGCAGACATGATGGGCGGAGATAAAACCGACGACATGATGGGCGATATGGAAATGGGCTCCGATGACGACAGCGACGACGGTGAAGAAGGTACTGATGAGCGTATCAATGATTTAGAAGATGCTTTAGAAGAACTAAAAGCAGAATTTGAAAAAATGATGTCCGGCGATGACAGCGAAGAAGCTGACGACGAAATGGACATGGGTGACGAAGAAGCTGACGACGAAATGGACATGGGCGACGAAGAGCCAGAAGAAGAGTCATTCCAAGCAACAATTACCCCACTAGAATCAAAGTCACCTATGACAGCTGGTGAAACAATGCGTGAGTATGTTGAAAAAGTAACAGCAAAAATGGGCGACAACGGTGCAAGCACAACGTCAACTGTAGCTAAACCAAACAACATGGGCGGAACATCTGCTAACATCGCAAAAGGCGCAACAGCAGATACTAAAGGAACAGCTGGTGGTTTAGCAAGTAACAAACCACAAGCAATGAATACCAAGAACGTAAACGTTGTTGGTGCAAAGGGTGCGACAAAAATGTCTGCACAACCTGGTCATGGCGCTGAAAAAAGCGGCAAGCCAGAGACTGCTGCTAATACCAAAAGTACTATCGGCAAATAAGGAAGTTTGAATGAAAAACTTACGAGAACACCTAAGTTTCGACCAAGCGAAGATAATCGTTGAGTCTGCTAACGAAGGAAAAGACCTGTATATGAAGGGTATTTGTATACAGGGCGGAGTACGCAACGCTAACCAGCGTGTGTATCCTGTAAATGAAATTGGCAGGGCTGTCAAAACTCTCAGCGAGCAAATCGAGGGTGGATACAGTGTACTCGGAGAAGTTGATCATCCAGAAGGTCTTAATATTAACTTGGATCGTGTAAGTCATATGATCAGCGAATGCTGGATGGATGGCCCAAACGGTTACGGTAAATTAAAAATACTACCAACTCCAATGGGAAACCTAGTTCGCACTATGCTTGAAAGCGGTGTGAAACTAGGGGTTTCATCACGTGGATCAGGTAATGTTAGTGAAGACGGTAGCGGCAACGTTAGCGACTTCGAAATTATAACAGTGGACGTCGTGGCACAGCCTAGCGCCCCTGGAGCATATCCTACTGCAATCTATGAGCATTTAATGAATGCACGTGGAGGAATGAAGGCATATGAATTAGCACAGGCAACAAAACACGAC